TCGAAGAGTGCGGAATTTGGTCGGAAGTGACTCCTACAAGGACATTTTCCCTCAGGTAGAGCTACAAGCTGACTCAAAGAGTGCCTCTAGATGGGGTACTAACTTCATGGGCGAGTATTTCGCCATTGGTGTCGGTGGTGCGCTAGCCGGTCGAGGTGCCGACCTCTTCATTATTGATGACCCTCATTCTGAGCAAGAGGCTAAAACGGGCCGTCCAGAGGTGTTTCTACCTGCTTGGGAATGGTTTCAGTCTGGCCCTATTCAGCGTCTGATGCCGGGTGGGGCGATTATTGTGGTGATGACACGCTGGTCAAAGCTGGATCTGACCGGACAAATTGTCACGCAGATGGAAAGAGAAGAGGGCGTAGATAGGTGGGAAGTGATTCAGTTCCCAGCTATTAAGGATGATGGCGAGGCTTTATGGCCTGAGTTTTGGTCGGTTGAAGAGCTTCTGTCCAAAAAAGCTGGTATGGATATCCGGTACTGGAACGCCCAGTATCTACAGGAGCCGACATCAGAAGCAGGCGCTCTTATTAAGCGTGAATGGTGGCAGATGTGGACTAAAGATGACCCACCACCGTGCGAGTTCATTATTATGAGCCTAGACGCTGCCCAAGAAACTAATAATAGGGCTGACTACAACGCGCTTACTACTTGGGGTGTGTTCTTTAACGAGGCGACGAATAACTTCAGCATCATCTTGCTCAACTCTATAAAGAAGCGCATGGAGTTCCCTGAACTCAAGAAACTTGTACTTGAACAGTACAAGGAGTGGGAGCCGGATGCGTTTATGGTTGAGAAGAAGTCAAACGGTGCTGCGTTATATCAGGAGCTAAGAAGAATGGGTATACCGGTGGGTGAGTTCACACCGGGTAAGGGTCAGGATAAGATTAGTAGGGTCAATGCTGTATCAGCGTTGTTTGAAGGCGGTGTGGTATATGCTCCGAACCGGCGTTGGGCGCAGGAGGTCATTGAAGAGTGCAATGATTTTCCTAGTGGAGCAAACGATGACCTCGTGGACTCAACCACGCTTGCCCTGTTAAGATTCCGTCAGGGCGGGTTTATCCGGTTGCCGACGGATGAGCCGGAGGATGATTTCCTCTACAAGTTCCGTAAGAAAGCTGCTTATTACTAGGGGCCGACATGGCTACGAACATCGACAAAGCTCTGTATTCTAGTATGCCTATGGGTCTTGGGGCAGTCGAAGCCGAACCTATTGAGATCGAGATTGAAGATCCCGAAGCGGTAAGTATTAGCGGTCCGGGCTTTGAGATTGATATTGAGAAAAGCGAGGACGAAGAAGAGTTCGATAAAAACCTCGCTGAAGATATGAGCGAGGATGAGCTAATGAAGGTCGCGAACGATCTTCTTGGCGACTTTGATACGGACATTTCATCCCGCAAAGACTGGGTGCAGACCTACGTCGATGGGTTGGAGCTGCTTGGTCTGAAGATCGAAGAGCGGATGGAGCCATGGCCGGGAGCTTGCGGCGTGTATCACCCGTTGCTTAGTGAGTCGGTGGTCAAGTTCCAAGCTGAGACCATGATGGCTACCTTCCCGGCGGCTGGCCCAGTAAAGACTCAAATCATCGGCAAAGAGACGCCTGAGAAGAAACAAGCGGCTGAGCGCGTTCAACTAGATATGAATTATCAGTTGACCGACGTTATGAAGGAGTACCGGCCCGAGCATGAGCGGATGCTGTGGGGTCTGGGACTTGCTGGGAATGCATTCAAGAAGGTGTATTACGACCCGTACCTTGAGCGTCAGGTGTCTATGTTTGTCCCGGCTGAAGATGTTGTGGTGCCGTACGGTGCTTCAAATCTGGAGGAAGCCGAGCGTGTTACCCATGTGATGCGCAAATCAAAGAACGACGTACGTCGGCTCCAGCACGAGGGGTTCTATAGAGACATTGATCTCGGTGAGCCTGTCAACGTGATGGATGAGGTAGAAAAGAAAATAGCGGAGAAGCTTGGGTTTAGGGCCACGCAGGACGACAGGTTCAAGCTTCTTGAGATGCACGTTGACTATGACCTGCCGGGTTACGAGCATAAAGACGAAGATGGCGAGGTTACTGGCATCGCGCTGCCGTACGTCATTACGATTGAGAAAGGCACCGGGAAAGTACTAGCTATCCGGCGCAACTGGAGACCTGAGGATGAGGCGTGTAAGAAGAGGGCTCACTTCGTCCATTATCCGTATATCCCCGGTTTCGGCTTTTATGCGTTTGGTCTCATACATCTTGTCGGTGCTTTCGCTAAGTCTGGCACTTCTCTGCTTCGTCAGCTTGTTGACGCTGGCACTCTATCTAATCTGCAAGGAGGTTTTAAGACTCGTGGCTTGAGGGTCAAGGGTGATGACACTCCGATCAGTCCGGGTGAGTTCCGAGATGTAGATGTGCCTAGCGGCACGGTACGCGACAACATCATGCCGCTGCCGTACAAAGAGCCGAGTCAGGTGCTCGCGGCGCTGCTTGAGAAGATTGTTGACGAGGGCAGGAAGTTTGCTGGGGCGACTGAGCTTCAGACCTCGGACATGAGCGCACAGGCTCCTGTGGGCACAACGCTGGCTATCCTTGAGCGTAGTCTTAAATCAATGAGTGCGGTGCAGGCTCGCATCCACTATGCCATGAAGCAGGAGTTTCAGCTCCTGCGCGACATCATCAGGGACTACACCCCCGCTGACTATGACTACGAGCCGGAGGAAGGTGGGCGGCATGCTAAGCAGTCGGACTATGACTATGTGGAGGTGATCCCGGTCAGTGATCCGAACGCTGCGACTATGGCGCAGAAGGTTGTGCAGTATCAGGCTGCGTTGCAGCTTGCGCAGACCGCTCCTCAGTTGTATGACCTGCCGTTGCTCCATAGGCAGATGCTAGAAGTATTGGGCATCAAGAACTACCAGAAGCTCGTGCCGGTGCAGGATGATATGAAGCCCCGTGATCCTGTCACGGAGAATATGAATATCCTGAAGAGTAAGCCTGTGAAGGCGTTCCTCTATCAAGATCATCAGGCACACATCGCTGTTCACATGGCGATGGCTCAAGACCCACATGTCCAGCAGTTGCTTGGTCAAAACCCCCAGATGGCTCAGCAGTTGATGGCTGCTGGCTCTGCGCATATCGCAGAACACCTCGGGATGGAGATGCGCAAGCAGATGGAGCAGGCGATGGGCATGACGCTGCCTGCGTATGAGGACGAGAGCGATGAGGAGATGATGTCGCCTGAGATGGAGGTGCAGGTGTCTCAGCGGGCTGCTATGGCGGCACAACAGCTCTTGCAGCAGCATCAACAGCAGGCTCAACAACAGAAGGCTCAGCAGATGTCACAAGATCCGCTGATCCAGATCCAGCAGCAGGAAGTTCAGATCAAGGCACAAGACCTACAGAGAAAAGCAGCAAAAGATCAGAGCGATGCGCAGCTTAAAGCAGCTCAGATCCAGCTTGACCGAGAGCGGGTGCTCCAGCAGAAAGAGTCTGAGGGCGTGAGGATGGGGCTTGACATGATCAAGCATAAACATACTCAAGACAGCCAGCATGAGCAGAACATCCGTAACCACAGCCTCCAGCAGCGTGCGCAAGACTTACAGCATATGCAGCACGGCATGACGGTCGAATCTAATCGGCAGAAGGCCGAACAACCCAAGAAGGCTGAGAATAAGCCGAAGGCTAAGTAATGTATGAAGTGACTAAAACCTTAAGTCTGATCAACAAAGAGATCGACGCTAAGGTCAAACAACTCGAAGAAGCTCTCGGAGCAGGTGCGGCTAAGAGCTATGACGAGTACGCAAAGATGTGTGGGGAAATTAAAGGTCTACTCACCGTCCGCAAGTTCACCACTGACCTTACACAGCAATTGGAGAGTTCCGATGAGTAATATAGATCTAGGGCAGGCCATCGACCTGTCTGCGGTCATGAATAAGCAAGCAGAGGAAAAGGCTAAGCAGTTGCCTAAACCGGCTGGCTACAAGATCCTGTGTGCGATCCCTGAGCAAGAAAAGGAATACGACAGCGGTCTGGTTAAGGCAGATGAGACGGTTCGCTACGAGGAGATGCTTACTACGGTCTTGTTCGTGGTTGATCTGGGTGCTGACTGCTATAAAGACCCCGCTAAGTTCCCTACTGGCCCTTGGTGCAAACAAGGCGACTTTGTGCTCGTTCGACCTAATGCTGGGACTAGGTTGGTCATTCACGGGCGTGAGTTCAGGATCATTAACGATGACTCCGTAGAAGGTGTTGTCGATGATCCCCGTGGCATCAAACGTAAGTAAGGAGCTAAGACATGGCTATTAAAGACGAATACAAGTTCCCTGACGAGATCGAGGACAAGAAGGAAGAAAAGCTTGAAATCGACGTTGAGGGGGAAGATCTAGAAATTAAGATCGAGGTGGAGGATGACGCTCCTCCCGAAGATCGCAATGTAGAGCCTCTGCCTGAGAGTATTAAAGAGGATCTTGAGCAAGCCGATGAGTCGGCGGATTACTCTAAGAACGTCCAGCAGAAGTTCAAGCAGTATAAGAAGGCTTGGCACGACGAGCGTCGGGCTAAGGAAGCTGCCTTTAGGGAACAGCAAGAAGCACTAGCTGCCGCTCAACGCATTCTCGATGAGAATAAGAAACTCAAAGAAATGCTCCAGAGCGGTGAGAAAGAGCTGCTGGACACCTATAAGACCTCCGCTGAGATGGAGGTTAAAAAGGCTGAGCGCGACTATAAAGAGGCTTACGATTCGGGCGATTCGGAGAAACTTCTGGAAGCTCAGAAGGAAATGATTCGAGCGCAGTTGAAACTCGATAAAGCAAAAAACTTTAAGCCTACTTTACAAGTTGAAGATAATCAGGTAGAAAGTACACCTAAGCAGCAAACTGCTGCTCGGATGGATCCTAAAGCTGCGGCATGGGTCGATAAAAACCCGTGGTTCGTAGACCCTAAAAAACGGTCTATGAGCAATTTCGCAAGAGGGGTTCATGAAGAGCTGGCAGAACAGTATGGAGGTAGTTTCGTCGGGACCGATGAATACTATGCCCGTATTGACAAAGAAGTTAGGCGGCGATTCCCAGAAGAGTTCGACGCTGATACTAAGAGCGATGAGAAACCTCAACGCACAAAGCCTAGCACGGTGGTAGCACCTGCTAAAAGGAGCACCGCTCCGAAGAGGATCTCTCTTACTAGCACGCAAATCGGACTAGCTAAGAAGTTTGGGATCACTCCTGAGCAGTATGCTCGTGAAGTACTTAAATTGGGGGCTTAAATGGCCGATAGCAGACTAACGCGAGAAATGGCAAACCGTGAAGCGGTCGAACGTCCTAAAACGTGGAGGCCCGCCGAAACGCTGCCTGAGCCGGATAAACAACCCGGTTTTGCGTACAGATGGATTCGTACTTCAACGCTGGGGTCGCTAGATCCCCGTAATCTCTCCGGCAAACTCCGTGAAGGTTGGGAGCCCGTTGCCGTAGAAGAACAACCAAGATTCAAGTTGCTCGCTGATCCCAATAGTCGCTTCAAGGACAATATTGAGATTGGTGGGTTGCTGCTCTGTAAGACTCCGGTTGAGCTGGTGGATCAGCGTAATGCTTACTATCAGAACCAAGCGGATAAGCAAACAGAAGCAGTAGATAACACTCTCATGCGCCAGAGTGACCCGAGGATGCCGCTCTTCAAAGAGCGTAAGTCCACGACGAGCTTTGGTAAAGGCGTCTAATCTTAATGGAGGCTTAAATGCCGTATCCTACCGTTTCTGCACCTTATGGGTTTAAGCCGGTAAATCTACTTGGTGGACAAGTATTTGCTGGCTCAACCCGCATGTTGCCGATTGTGTATAACTACGCAACCAACATTTTTTATGGCGACTTTGTGAACCTGTCGCGTGGTCAAGTCCAACGCCTTTCTGTTACCACCGCTGGTGCTACGGCTTGGGGTGGTACGGTTACTGCGGCTGCGGGCACTTCGTATTCAACTGGTGCTGGTGCGCTGGTTGCGGGTACGTCGGGTCTGGTTGGTGTGTTCCTTGGTTGCACTTACACTAGCCCGGTTACCAAACAGAAAGTATTTTCGCAGTACTGGCCCGCTAATACGCTGGCTGGCGATGCGATGGCGTACATTTCTGATGACCCGGATGTTGCGTTGCGTGCGGCTGTTGTGACCACCCAAGGTGGCACGACGATTGGTTCGGTTGCTCCCGCGCTGGTTGGTCAGAACCTTACGGCTTCTGATCTTGCTGGTTCAACTGCTAGCGGTAACTCGTCGAATGCGCTGTTGTATACGGCCATTACTCAGACGATTGCTGGTGAGTTTACGGCGAGTGCTTATCCTTTCCGCATTGTTGATGTGGTTCGTGATACGGCGGTCACTTTGGGTACGGCAACGTATTCGAGTGGTACGTCAACCATTACGACCTCGGCTAACGTCGCGTTCGCTGTCCCTGTTGGTACGCAAGTCGCATGGCTTACCAATGCTGGCGTTCTGGTGGATACCGGCTCGTTTGTGACTACGGCAATCACCGCTAATAACACGACTTCGGTTGTGTTGAGCAATGCTCCGTTGACCACGCCGTCCTCAAACGCCACGTTGGCGTTTATTCAATACCCCGAAGCCATTGTGAAGTTCAACATGGGCGCTCATGGGTATTACTCTTCGATCACTGTAGTCTAAGGAGTAATTTAACATGGCTATTTCACGCGCACAGCTACTTAAAGAACTCCTGCCCGGTCTTAATGCGCTGTTTGGTCTGGAGTATTCTCGCTACGGCGAAGAGCATAAAGAGATCTACGAAACCGAGACCTCGGAACGTAGCTTTGAAGAGGAGACCAAGCTGTCGGGCTTCTCTGCTGCTCCCGTCAAGAACGAGGGTCAAGCCATTGCCTACGATAACGGGCAGGAAGCTTGGACGGCTCGCTACAACCACGAAACCATTGCTCTCGGTTTCTCGCTGACTGAAGAGGCGATTGAGGACAACCTCTACGACTCGCTGTCGGCTCGTTACACGAAAGCTCTGGCCCGTGGCATGGCGTACACCAAGCAGGTTAAGGGTGCTTCGGTTCTGAACAACGGCTTCTCCTCGGCGTATGTCGGTGGTGATGGCGTTCAGTTGTTTTCGACGGCTCACCCGCTGGTGTCTGGTGGCACCAACAGCAATCGTCCTTCGACCGCTGCTGATTTGAATGAGACCTCGCTTGAGGCGGCTGTTATTCAGATCGCTGCATGGACGGACGAGCGTGACCTGCTGATCGCTGCCAAGCCGAAGAAGCTGATTGTTCCCCCGGCGCTTATGTTCGTTGCTACCCGCCTGCTTGAGACGGAACTCCGTGTCGGCACGACGGACAACGACATCAACGCGCTGAAGAACAACGGCTCGATCCCTGAGGGTTATACGGTCAACCACTTCTTGACTGATACTAACGCTTGGTTCCTGACGACCGATGTGCCCAACGGCCTGAAGCACTTTGTTCGTACCCCGATGGCTACGTCGATGGACGGAGACTTCGATACGGGCAACGTCCGCTACAAGGCCCGCGAGCGTTATTCGTTCGGCTGGTCGGATCCGCTCGGCATGTACGGTTCACCCGGCGCGAGCTGATACACCATGTAGTGGGGAAAGGGGGCTTCGGCCCCCTTTTCTTTTTATTTTTTATGTGATACAACGTAGTTATTCCGGGGACCAATCCAGCGCATTAGACAGACCCGGCTGACGACATGCAGACTAATGCGCCACTCGCATGTGAGGTTTCAAAATGGGTCTCGCTTCTCACCTTGGTCCGTGGCTACTCGGTACCGTTAAAGACACTATTGGTACTAGCGCATCGCTGGGGCAAGTTCGCAACATGGGTGCGACAATTGTCACGCAGAGCAAAACTGTTGCTTACGCTGACACCACCGCTCAAACGACGCTTTGTGTTGTTCCCGCTGGCTCGCTGATTACGGCAGTTCAGTACATCATCACCACGGCGTACACGACTACTGCGCCTACGTTCACGATGTTTATTGCGGGTACGCAAGCTTCTTCTGCTATTACGTTGAGCACGACCGGCTCGGGTTTGGTCGGCGCGCAAGCTATCCCGATGGGGGGCAACTCGGCTGCTGGTGCTGCGCTGGTTGCTAACGTCGGTACGACTGATGCCACGATTGCGTTTACGCAATCTAACGGCGGTGGTGGCACGGGGGCGGGCATTTTGGTGATCGCATACATCGTCCGTAACTCCGATGGCACTTACGCACCCACTGCGTTTACTGCCTAATAGTTAGACCACGGGGGCTTCGGCCCCCTGTTCAGATTTAAGGAGTTACCATGTCTGGCGGATGGACCGTTGTTGACGCGAACACTAATAAGTCGCAGCCCATCACGGGCAAAACTGACTCTGGCGCTACGTCGCCATACTTCATGCCCGCTCCGGGTCAACAAGACCCCGTGGGCAAAATGCGGGTATCGACCCCGCAAGCTCTGATTGATACTGACTTTGAGTACGGCCAACAGCCGACCAAGTGGGAATCTATTTCCCTGCAAAACAGCCGTCAGAGTATTTACTACATTTCCCAATCGCCGCGCAATGTGACAAACATCCAAGGCGATGGGACGAATCCCACGATTACCATTTCGATGGCGGATACCTCCGGGTTTTCGGTTGGCACGCCTATCTATGTGCAAAATGCCACGAACGTCAACGCAAATGGCTGGTGGTATGTAACCGCTTTTAGTGCTGGGGTTAGTGTTACTGCGCAAATTGCTGTTGGCACTTCTGTCCCGGCAAGTAACGTATATAGTGCTACTCAGACGTATGTATATCTGGGATATTTTTATTCCGGCTGTGCTATTCAAGTTTCTGCTTCTGCTGGCGCAGCGTTTACCAATATAGGCCTAACGGTTACTGGCACGACCACCAATCCTCATGGTTTAAGTGCTGGCAGTTTAATTTATGTTGTTGGAACGACTGCTACGACTAATGCTCCTAACGGCGCATGGGTTGTTGCTACGGTGCCAACCGCTAATACGTTTACGTTTACCGCAGTTAGTGTACCGACCGGTACGATTACCGCCACTGCTGGCGCTAATGCGACGTTGTTTGCTCGGGCTGCGGGCTATACCGAATCGCGTTCGTTTGATGGTGGCGTGGCGTTTTCGGCTGGTGCGGCGGTTCCTAACTCACAACTGATTCGCCAGACTCGTCGGTATTTCCGTTACCAATCAGGTAAAGGCATTCAGTTTTCTACGGGCACATCGCTTTGCCCACCGCTGTTTGTGTCGTCAATCGTTAATAGCAGCGGCACCGTAACCGTCACAACTAAGTTTGCTCACGGTATGACGGCTGGTACCACGATCAGTGTTCAGGGCTGTAATGAAGGTTATTTCAACGGCACGTTTGTTATCACTTCGGTAACCACAAATACTCTGACTTATACGATTACTAATACGACTAGTGGTACTGCTACTGGGTTTCCGCAGCGTGTTGTGCCGTTGAATTGGTACGGTTCAAGCAATCGTGTCGGTATGTTTGACCAACAAAACGGCTTGTTCTTTGAGTACGATGGACAGCAGCTTTATGCTGTTTGGCGCAATTCAGTAACGCAGATCAATGGTGCAGTTGCTGTTACGCAAAACAGTTCAGCGGTTACCGGGACGGGCACGCAATTTAGCTCTCAACTAGCACCAAACGATTTTATTGTTATTCGCGGGCAGTCCTATCGTGTGATAACGATTGCTAGTGACACTTCAATGTTTATTACGCCTGAATATCGTGGTGCCACTATCAGTAATGCAATAGTGTCCAAAACTGTAGATATACGGGTTCCACGGTCATTATGGAATGACCCTCTGGATGGTACTGGTCCGTCTGGCTATACGCTTGATTTGACCAGAATGCAGATGTGGTACATCGACTATTCTTGGTATGGCGCTGGATTTGCTCGATTTGGTTTGCGTACCACAAAAGGTCAAATTACTTACGTTTACCAACAGACCAATAACAACCAGCGTTTTGAAGCGTACATGCGTTCCGGCAACATGGGGGCGCACTATGAATCAAATGGGTTGACTTCCTATACGACATTGGCGGCTACGCTTTCTGGTGCTACGACGACAACTACCGCAGCAATTACTAGTACTTCTACTACCATTCCTTTGAATGCCGTCTCGGCGTTTAATTCGATTGGCGGTGTAGCTAAAGTCACTACTACCGGTGAACGTATCCAATACGGTGGGATTTCTGGCCTTAATTTGATTAACTGTGTGCGTGGGTTTGGCGGCACTACGGCTGCTTCCATCCCCTCTTCCACTTCTATTGATCCAGATTCAATTGCAGTTGCAAGTACGGCTGGCTTTAACCCTGCTACTTCTGCGACTCCTATTTTGGTTTCTTCAGCACGGGTCAAGGTTCAGACCGCTACGCAAACTGGCGCAATTGAATATATTGACTATGTTGGCAAAACAAGTAATTACTTGTGGGGTTTGACTCGTGCTGCTGCTGGTGGCAGCAGCAAGACCACATTTACGTACTCTGCCACGGCACCTGTGCTGGTTGAATATGCCTCGCCTGATACGGTGGCCCCGCTGTCGCACTGGGGTTCGTCGGTCATTATGGACGGGCAATTCAACGACGATAAGTCGCTGGTGTTTAACTACGGTATGACGACTTCGTTGACCACTACGGCAACGACTCCTGTGCCAATCTTGGCAATTCGTCTTGCGCCTTCTGTGGATAACGGTACGGTTGGAACGCTGGGCAACAAAGAGATCATCAACCGGATGCAGTTGCAGTTGGTTGAGTTGCAGCTCTTTACGACTGGCACGACGGGCTACCTGATTAACCTGATTCTTAATGGTTATGTCACCGGCACGTTTAGCAACAACAGCGGAAACTTCCAATCGCCAACATCCTCGCAATCGCCCACTACTTCGTCGCTCGCTCAAGTGAACTTCAACACCACTTCGTCAGTTACGATTAACGGCGGTGAATCGGTTGCAGGCGTGTATACGGCGGTGTCTGGACCAACTACGATTGATTTGTCACAAGTGCGTGATCTCGGTAATTCGATTCTGGGCGGCGGTACGTCTAATACTATCCCCACATCACAAGCCGGGTTTTACCCTGACGGACCGGACATTCTGTATGTAGTTGCCGTGCCGCTATCCACAACTTCCGCTACGATTCAAGCGCGGTTGTCTTGGAAAGAAGCGCAGGCGTAATGTGTCTTAGGTACCATCGGCGCAATGCCGGTGGTACCGGCACATACGGGGTAAGCGATGATTGATCCGATCACCGCATTAGCTACAGCGACTGCTGTCTTTAACGGTATTAAGCAAGCCGTTGAATTCGGTCGTGAGGCTGAGGATATCTTCGGTCAGCTTGGCAAGTGGGCCACTGCTGTTGCTGACGTTCAAGAGTGGATCAAGGGGGAAAACAATAAAAAGCCCTCCATCTTTAAGAAGCTCACCTTCTCTAAATCTGCCACGGCAGAGGCTTTCGATATCTACGCCGCGCAAGTCAAAGTGCGTCAGATGGAGGAAGAGATCAAGCACATGTTTATCTGGGGCGAGCTGGGGCACCTCGGGCTTGATGGGTACAATGAATTCATAATGATGCGGCGCAGCATCAAAGAC